TGGAAAAGCGCGGCATTCGTGGCGGGGGACTTGACCAGGTCGGCGCCGAAAAGTTGTCCCGGAACGATGCGGGCGGCATAGGCCACGATGTCGTTCCCCACGACGGAGGAATCCGGAACGTCGTTTTCGCCGATCTCGGCATCCTCATCCCCCTGATCCTCGGCGTCGAAGACGGGATCGGGCTCGTTGGCAAAACTGATGGAGAGGCCGAAATTGCTCGGCATCGTCTCGGCCATCTCGCAGATCGTTCCGAAAGCCTCGTGGCTTTTGAGCAGATAGAGGTCGCCGCGGACCTGGTCGCCGTCGCGGCGGACGTCGCGAACCGATCCGACGAGATCGCTGATGCCGGTGCCGTGGTCGAAATTCACCGGAATGCCGTCCTGAAACGAGGTTCCCTCGGTGACGACCTGGTCGAGCGTTTCGTCGTCGACGATGAGCGGCTGCCCCATGACGGTGTGCCCCTTGGCCGGTCCCTTCGAAATGATCGAGACATTCCGCAGGACGCCGTTGTCGCGGTCCACATTGGACCCGGAGGCGGCGGCAAAAAGGACAAGCTTGCTCATTTGAGAATTCCCCGGGGTGTCAAATCCCTCACGCCGATTTCTTGCGCCCGGACGCCGCCGAAGGTTTTTCGTCCGCGTCCTCGGATTCCTCCGATTCCTCATCCTCTGGAGGCTCTCCCTCGTACATGGCGCCCGACGCGATCGGCGTGCCAGGCGCGGGCGGGAACACCTCGGAAACCGTCAGCGCGACGCCTTCTTCCTTACCGATGCGTTCGACCAGTTTCTTACGACGGGCCGCGAAGCGGACGATATCCTCCTCCTGGCGGTCGGCATCGAGTCCCTGCAACGCGAAGTAGCGCTGCGGACTGATCTGACCGCGCAGCATGAGGTCGCTCAGGAGGCGACCATCCCTCGAAAAATCGACCGAAAGGTCGGCCGGAGGGCAGAAATCGACACGGAACCAATCTTCGCCGTTCCCCGGCATGGGCAGGCGGCCCGCCTCGATCTCGTTCCAGACCCAGAATTTCCAAAACGGTTCCGCAAAACTGTGACGGATGATATCCTGAATCTCACGGATGAAGGCCTGGGCCTCGACGAGGATCCAGCGCTGGTTCGCACCACCGGCGTCTGTGGAATCGAAGAGGAACTGCTTCGACGTTCCGAAACCGACGGCGATGTCCTGCTGGAGGAACTCGATGAAACTTTTGAAGTTCGCCGAGGGGTGGAGGTTGTTGAAACTGGTCAGTTTTTCGCCTGGCTTCAGCTGCGGGATCACCGAGCCGTTCATCATGGCGTCCACCGTGATGTCGCTTGCGGAACTGGTGGACTGACCTCGGACCAGTTGCGATCCGAACCCAACCTGCCCGGCCTCGGGGCTCTCGATGACAAAAGCCATCGAGGCGCCGAGCTTGGCGCTCATTTTCTCATAGCCGACGATCTCGCTGATGTCCTGAAGGTGATTGGCCGCGCGGGCCAGCCATGACGGGGCGCGCGTGTGGCCGAGACGGTAGGCCTTGCGGACCTGCGTGAGGTCGTTGGCCGAGACATCAGTGTAGTCCAGCTGGGCGGCCGGAGACTTCAGGACGCGGTATTTCAGCGGGCGCCCGTATTTGTTCACCAGGACGCCGTCGCGGAACCCGTCCTTTTCATCCCCCAGGACGCTCCCAACATTTTCCCCGGGGATCAGGCGGAACATCCCGCGGCCGCTGTTGCTCGTGATCCGCTGCCAAAAGACATCGCCCGCGATGGCCATCTGCCGGACGAGCAGGGTCTGGGCCTGATAGAAATTCACGGCGGCCCCGGCATCGACGCCCGGAGCCCAACTGACGGCGGCATGGAACGACTGCTCGGCCATCATGTTCCAATCGGGATCGGACGTCCGAGCCTGCGGAATGAGAGGGCCGACGAGGCGGGCCACCTTGTCGACGGCGCCTCCTGCCGTCCCCAGATTATTCACCAACCACCAGGCCTTGCGGATCAATTCCTCCCGGGTTCCCTGCGAGAATTCCTTGGAAGCGTCGAGCGTCGGCGTGTAGATCCAGGCGCGCTGCGGATTGAACCTCCAGGCGCCCTCATAGGCTGCAAAATTGGTCGGTTCGGAGGATTTCCTGGGACGGCCCGCTCCGGGACGAGCCCCGCCGCGTTTTGATTTTTTCGGAAGAGGTGCGCTCACAGGAGGCGCGCCCCTGTCAAAAAATCAAAGAATTCAAACCCGATCAGGTCGTGCTCCAGGTCCTCGAGAAATCGGGACGAGTGCACAACTGGCGCGATGGCATGGATCCGTCGGAGGCCACCGGGTAGACATTCAGATCTTTCAGAACGCCTTCCACGGCCGTGAGGAGAAGCCATTTCGGGAAACTGACCTGGCCGGTGACGATGGCTCCATCGCTCGAGGTGCTGGTGATGACGACCTCGTCGGTCGATGCCATGAACGTGGAATCGGCCAGAGCCTTTAACTCGGCGACGCTTTTGTTCCGCCGCAGGTAGCTTTTCAGACCGTCGATCTTGTGAAGGTCGGGCGTCGTGGAGGATCCGAAGGCCATGTGACCCGCGTCATGTCAAAGGTCAAGACGGGATTTTCAATTCCTCCCGAAGGATGGCCCAAGCGACGGCATGAAGCTTCGTGCAGTCGCCGTAGTGATCGTTTTCCACTTCCTTGAACCGAAAAGGATGGATGCGTGAGGCGCGATTTTCGATGAGGGCCTGACCCGAGTGACCGGCAAGGAACTCCCTGGAGGCATCGGCCGGGAAATGGAGGAGCGGCGGGAGGCGCTTGGCGATGCGGTCCAAGTAAGTGTGGGATTTCCAGACAAAGTCAGAATAGCTGAAGAGCGTGGTGGAAAATCCCTGGACGGGGCTGCTGTTGAACGTGCGAAACCCGGAATCGGTGCCTTTCGAAGGGAAAAGCACTCCCCCGGAGCGGCTGCAGAGACTATACACCCGCTCGGCGCTCCAGCCCGAATCGACGAGGCCCGCCGCCAGCTGGACGCTCGATCCGTCCGGCAGAACGTAAATGCGCGCGCGGAGAAACTCCTCCGAGACGAGATCGTCCATTTCCTCGAGGACGCCGTAATCGATGACCCAGGATTCCCCCGTGAGCGCGCGGGCCTCGACGGTCCAGTGAGTGCGCGAGCGGGTGGCCGATCCGGGATCGGCGCACAGTGTGAGGATCGGCGGGCGGCCATCGACGATGGCCTCCGGAGGGATCTGGCGGGTCAGGTAGGATCCGCGCAATTCGAGGACATTCTCTTCCTCGACGGTCGCGGCCCGCGGCGTGAAAGGCAATCCGAGGTAGGTGTTGTAGAAATCATGGAGGCCGCCCGGCGTTTTCCGTTTTTGCAAAAACAGGACGGCCAAATCTCCCCAGGAAAGGGTGGGGGAATACAAAGCCGAGACGTGTGCGCTGCGATGGTCGGCCGGGGCCGCAGGATTCCCAGAAATCCACCGGTCGGAGGCGGCTGCTTCCGCAATCAAAGCCCGCTTGGTATCCTGATCCCAGGGACTGCCGCATTGCTCGCAATGGTAGACGGTGGCTTCCCGGACTCCGTCGAGATCCCACGCGCCCGAATCATCCCGGAGGTCGTAGCTCCAGTTTAACTGTTCAAAACGAAGCCATTGCTCATGACGGCAATCGGGGCAGGACACATGGAGGCGGTGACGGGATCCGGCCAGAAACTGCGTCCAAATGGCGCCGGTTTCCACCGTGGGTGTGCTGACCAGGACGGTTTTACTGATGTTACGAAACTGAATGGTCCGAGCCATGGCAAGCTCGAGGGCCGGAGCCTCCGTGGCGGTGGAATCGGGCCACTTTGAAACTTCGTCGCACAGAAGGATGCGAATCGGACGCGACGCGATGGCGGAAACGGACTGAGCACCGACGAGTTTCACGACCGATCCCTTGAACTGCATTTCCGTCTTTTTGAACTGATCAGGATCGTCCGGCATGAGGGGCCGGATGGCCGAACACGAACGAATCCTCGGAATGAGTTCGCGCTCGCTCCAGGACTTGGCATTTTCCGCCGTCGAGGTGACGTAGAGGATCGGACCGGGGTCGGCCGCGACCGAATACTGGATAAGATTTGCCAGCAGCGTGGTGCCGCCGACCTGGGCGCTTTTCACAAACGTGATCTGGCGGACGGATCGGTCGCCATACCATTCATGGAGCTTCTTGAGGTAGGGAGTGAATTCGAAGGAAAACCGACCAGGGCGCGGCGAGAATCGAGGATCGAGACTGATGTGATCCTCGCACCATTCGACAGGGGTTTTCCGGGCCACCGGCTTCCAAAGGCCCCGAAAGTCGTTTTTTAGCTCTTCAAGCTGCGTCATGCCCCGCCCCCTTGTGGGATGATGGAGCCGCCGACCAGGGCGCGGCGTGGTCGCTTTCCGAAAGTTCGCGAAGGATGACCTCGACTTCCCGGCGCACGATTTCTATCACCTCGGGCCCCGGAATCTGCGCCGCGAGGACTTCGGGAAGGTTTTCCAGTTGCTGCCGCGCTAGGGCAAGATTGCCCGTGATAAAGGCCCGAACCTCCTCGACCGGAACAAGCTTGTGCGTCGTCTCGGCCAGCCGGGCGTTGTTTTCGCGGATCGTCGTGAGGATTTTGTGACAATCGACGGCGACTTTGTTGAGGTTCAAAATCACACCGAAATCCCCGCGAGCCACCGCCTGATCGGCCAGTGCGCTCATCCTGGCATACCGCGCCGCCGAGGATTGTTCCTCCTGTTCCGGCGTCATCGTTTCCACCGGGGTCGGAATAAAATTCATCTGAGCCGCGACCGCGGCCTCGCGACTCCTGTTTTCGAGATAAGCTTGCCAGCGGGGATCGGCGTTTCTTCTCCAGATCTGCACCGCCCGGACGGAAATGCCGTATTTTTCGGCGCAATCGCGGATGGCAGCGGAATCTGTTCGCGAACTTCTCATGAAAAGCTTTTTCGTTTGGCGAAACTGTCAAACGAATCATCCGCGAACAGGCGAAATCGACTGTTCGTTAAATGTCACGGATTGGCGCGCATAAAAAATTCGAACGCGGCGGGACCGGGTTTTAATAACAGACCAAAAAAAGATTCCTTACGGGGTGGGGGACTTATTTGAAATACCCATTCACGACTATCAATCCAATTTTTCCAGGCGGTTGCTTTGGGAATCTCATACGGAAATCTTAAGGATACTTCAAAAAATAGTCGTTATAGTCGGAGCAATATACGCAAGTCACTGATGGAATCCTGATTGAATAGGACGACGATGGTGCGGAAGCACAATCGGTCAACCGACTATCATAGTCGCAAAAACCTTCCCATAGCGTTAATCCACACCCTTTCGGGCAAACTTTTTGGTTTTCTCCTACTATCGATAGTCGACCATTCGTGCCCTTAAAAGGGCGCGGGAACCCATAACAAAAAGCAAAAAAAAATCCCCCTGCGATTGGATAATTCCGCACGCAGAGGGAAAAAATCAACTTTCAATAATTTTAACTAACTCTCCACTTACGGTTATCTTTCCCACCTACTCGCTCAAATTTGATCGTCCCAAGATCATCGCCGAACCGGAAAATCCTCCCTGCATACCGAGCAAAGAGCTTTGCCATCTTTGTCCTGGAGTTGGCATAGATTTCAAATTCCCTCGTCTCTCGATCCACCTTCCCCTTAATCAGTTCCTCAAACAATCCCTTGTCACGGCAAATCCAGATCACTTCATCAAAGGAAATCCCCTCGCGACAGCGGAATTCAATGCCATCGCGGAAAAGCCCATTGGCCATCACCTTGACCAGCTCCGTCATGTCCACGGCATCCGGATCTCCGAATTCCTCACTCGTCGGCCTCCGCAGCGGATCTCCAAATCCTGAGAACTCCACGATCCCGCCGATCACATCGGCCCAGTCCTCAAATCCCGCAAGCCTCGAGGAACACTTCGGACGACCGGCCTGATCCCAGGCCACGACCAAAGACCAGAGCGAGGAAAGAATCCGAAACCGAACTTCCGGCCGAGCCAGGTACTCGGCGCCCATCGGCCGTTCAATCTTGCGCGCCTGGGGATCCGCCTCCTTGTTGAAAAGATCGATGAAGATCGACCGACGCGCCAAATCGGCCGAACACTCCGCCTGATTCGCCGTCAAAAGCACCATCGTTTGCTTCGCGATCTCATGTTTCGTTGACGACCCGAGACGACGCACCGAGACCACGGACGACGTCAGGAACTGCTCCAGATAGCTTGAGTCGACGCGATCCTTCACATTGTCGAAAATGATCGAGTCCGATCCCGCAAGAACCTCGGAATCCAGCACCTTCTGAAGTTCCTCCTTTTCTTCCGGGAACGACCGCATCGAGGCATAACCTCGAACCGGCACCTCCACCACCATCGCCAGAAGAGACTTTCCCGCAGCAGGTCCATTGGCATTCCAGACACACATCGGCATCTGGGCTTGCTCAGGAAGAAGGGACGAGGCAAAGCGACTCATCATCGCCGCGACCTGACAGGAAAGCGACCTTCCCCCATCCTCGGCAAAAGGGAACTCCCGAAGGAAATCCTTCAGGAAATCCACGGCCGCCTCCTTAGGCATCAAATCGTAAGTCACTTGGCCTCCTTAATCTTCTGGATCTCGTCGCGGAGGAAGCGGATGGCATCTGCGGTGGCGTATCTTGCTTCTGTAGCAGAGTAAGTTGAAGGTGTGCCGATGACTTCGATTTCAGCGTCTAACCTTGGTAAAGTCCTTTCCTGCTTTGGCAACGGGCGGCGGGTGCGGAAGCGCATGGCTTTGAAGTGTCCAGCTTTTACGCCTAGTTCAAACGACCATGCCTTCTTCCATTCGCCTTTGGTCTTGTTCGGTTGAACCTCATCCCCATCGCAGATCACCTCGTCAGGGCCAAGCTCTCGCCATTCGGGTTGTTTGACTTTTACATCCGTATTCCCCTCATGGGTGAATTTCGGTGCAGGATCTAAACTGACGGGTTCTTCCGTCAGGGGGTCATTTTGCGCGGTGATGAGCGCAACTTCACTTAATGCAGTTTGAGCAATATCTTGGTAATATCTTGCATCATCTCCACCAGTAGCGTTGGCTATTAATTCAAGAGCATCACGGAACCGTGTGACCTCATCTTGTTGCTTGAATCCCCATTCCTTCCAGCTTTTGGCTTTCCTTCGCTCGTCGCGGTAATGCTGATGCCAGTTATTAGCTTCCTCACGGAGCCTTTCGATCTCAGCTTTTAGGAACTTCACTTCCTGCCTCAGAAAGCCAGCCTCTGGGTTGCATCGATGTTTGTCCATTTCATCACGGGTATTCCAGGCCACATCCCAGCCATTTTCCCATCCTCTTACATATCCCTCTTTCACCCGATCTTCGACCGTCGGAAGGGTTCCGTCCTCATTCAGGAAACGGATCCCCTCACTGTTCCAGTATTCCTCCGCAGTCATATCACTTTCCTCCTTTGGTTGTTGTTGTTGTTGTTGTCTTCGGCCATTTGATGGCCGAGTAATTTTTCCGAAACTTCTCCGAGAGATTCCTGGGCGCGGAGCCCTTCCCGTTCTGGGCCGTCTTCATTCCTTCACGAGGATCTTTGTCTCCGGATCGTAGCCGGGCCCCTGGAGCGTCAGTTTCCCGGCGCGGAAGATCGGCACAGGGATCCGCGAGATCCGGCGCAGCTGCCGCAGCAGTTCGCGGAACTGATGCGACGTCAGCACAGCCTCCGCCTGCATCTTGTTCATCGAATCGGGGCGATACTCATAGGCCACCGCACTCGTCCCGTCGGGATTGGAGCGCGAGACCTTCACCATCTTCACCGTCCGGAGAGACTTCTCGGCATAAGTGCGAAAGCACGCCGGGGTGAGGGGAGACATCCGGTCCGTCTTCGGCTCCAGGACGACCGGCTCCCCGTCCTGCAGGAAAACCCCGTTCGTGCACAGGATCGCCCCCATGTCGCGGGCAAAATCGGCCAGCACGCGCCCCACACGCGGCAGCTCCACCTGCGGATAGATTGGCTCCTCGGGCCGCTTCGCCGGATCCGAGGACTTCTCGGGTGCGGGCGGCAGGGGCGCGTCCTCGGACGAGCCCAGCATTGGTTCATCATTCATTGGGTGAGAGAAAAAAGGTGTCAAGTTCAGCGCGCCAGATCGGCCAGCGCCGTCAGATCGCTCTCGAGTTCCGCGATCATCCTGGGGAATTTTGCATTGCAGACCGCGTAGTAGCGCAGACGCTCCGCAGCCTCAGCCATCGCCGCCAGATCCTCCGATCGGATCGCCACCTCGGCCGCCTTCACCGCATCGGCCAGGGCATCGCGCCGCGGAGGCAGATCGATCAGACGATCCCCGAAAGGAGGGATCGGATTCACATACAGCAGCTTCTGGAGCTTCCTCGGATCCGATCCGCGCCACTGCTGCGGCAGCCGCGTCAGACGCACTGCCGTCAGAGCCTTCGGATCGGCGCCGAGACGGGCGAGGGGAGCCTTCATCGAGCGCGCCCAGGCATCCCACTCCTCCTTCGAGGCAGGCCCCGAGAGACGCGACATCCCCGATCCGGCCCCTGGCACCCGGATCAGAGCATGAACGGACCGACCCCCGGAGGAGTAGATCGCCGAAATCGGGAGGGACGACTTCGCCAGGGCCGCCAGCCAGAGCGACGGATCCGCCTCATCCGACTCAAGCAGGGCATACTTCCAGCGCGTCACCGACTCCTCCGATCGGCGCGACATCTTGCCCGTCCGAGGATTGGGATACGCACGGCCATCGACCGGATTGGCCAGATACCACATCCCGTCCGGCCCGCAGGAGGGGATTGGCTCATCCGGCCAGACCGCCTGCCCTTGGGAGCGACTATCGTTGAAGATCAGCACCTTCTCCCCGACATAGAGGAGCGCGAGGAATTCCTCCGACGACGTCAGGGACGGATCGACATACGACCGAGCGGCAAACCAGTCCAACCGCGGCCGAAAATCCCCCGCCGCACGGGCCAGCGCCGCCGGATCGAACTCCACCTTCTCCACCGAGGGAAGGGGCTTCCACTCCTGGACAGGAAGCGGACCCTTTGAGTCCAGCAGATAACCGTGCCCGCGGGGCGAGGGGGAGTTCGCCGCGCTCCGCAGCTTGTAGGCCAGCTCCCGCTCCGACCAGGGCGGGGAACACCGCTGATTGTATTCGTGCATCAGGGACATCGCATCCGATTCCCCGAGACCGAAGCCATGGATCAAGGCGCAGGCCACCGCAAAGGTCGCATCATGCCCCCCGGAGCCGGAGACAGCGGCATCCATCCGGGCGACGTAACGGGACGCCCGTTCTGTGATCGGAATGGCCATTAATTACGAAAGATGACCTTCCACCGATGCTGCGTTGGATAATGATCGCCCGGATTCAGGCAAACCAACTCGTGACGAAGATGCCTTTTCATCACATTCAGGATTTTTACGATCAACGACTTCGCTGCATATTCCTCCCCGGCCGTGCAGGTGGCGCGGAGAGGCTTAGGGAATAGATCCTTCAGTTCCTCCGGAACCACACTGATTTTGGCCGTGGCAAAGTTTCCCGGCTTATCGGTTGTGGTGATCTCAAAGGTCATTTTGCAATCCCCCAGCGAGTTCCGCATTTATTGCAAAAATAATAATTATTATTTACGCATTCCTTATTCGGAGGAAATCTCCTCCAAGAAAATACGAATTGATACTGGTGACGACACCAACGGGGATTACCCCAGGGGATTGATACTTCCCTCACTTCAACCCTATTCGGCTCGAGCCCATCTAATTTTTTGCCTCGTTTCATTTTGTAGCCTCCATCTGACAAATAATGGCAACTTTCGTAATAATCCCGTCGATGTATTCATTTGAATAATCGCCAAACTTTTTGCACTCTTTTCGGAACTCCTTCCGATAAAGATTTAGAAAAAAAGCGAGCATATCTGCCTCGTAAAAATCAAGTCGTGGAGATGTCTTTTCGTTCCGTACTGGAGCTGAGAAATCCAATGGGATCGTGGATTTGTCTGTCTTAATGGCCTTCTCCCGGCGGATGGCCTCAAAGTCTTTTTCGCTCATTCCGCCTCCTCCTCATCATTGACCAAATATTCAGAACCCCTTTCAAAAACGGTTTCTGGAAATAGTAGGGATAGGAAAATCTGGAGAAATTCACTGTGCCCCAATTTAAAAAGCAGAGAGTCAGGAAAAGTTAAATATGTTTTTCCTGAAATTCTAATTGCTCGCGCAGTAACTTCTTCTACTGAAACTACAACCCCCAATCTCTCATCGACAATTTGCTGGTTAGACGCAATTAACCATGGGATAAAATCAGAACAACTGGTTGTCTCGTTATTAGGGAAGAAAACATTAAATGAGTGAATCAGATCTGGTGTAGAGCATAAGCTCTTTAATTGTTTAAGAAATAAAGGACTCATTTCGCCTCCTCCCCTAGCAGGTGATCGTAAAACTCGACCATCGGTCGCAGCAGTTCGCAGGCCTTCTTGCGGTCCGCGCTCGTCCATTTATCGACCGCGACCTTGCGACGCCAGAGATCAAAGGACTGCCTTATCCCCTCGATGGTCACGATGGCCGTTCCCTTGCCGAGGCCCTCATTCAGCTTCGGCTTATCCTCCTCCGGAGGGAGGCCCAGCGCCAGCACCAGCTGATCGTCGATCTGCTTCTCCGTGTCTTCGACGAATTCCTCGCCATATTCCTTTTCACCGTACTCGCGCCAGTGCCGCATCCAAATGGACGAACACTTCTTGGCCATCTTGATCCGGTAGCCGACCTCGAAGTATTCCTGACCCGACATGACCTCCGGAAGCACCAGCCCATCGGGCCGGAAATAGCCCGCAGGCGTCAGATCGGTGGGGGACACTTCTCCCTCCTGTTGAATTTCCAATGTCATCGTTTCTCCTCCTATGCGTGTTTGTGCCGTCAGGCCCGAGAACGGCGGTTGAGTTGGGCCTCGCGGAATGTCTCCCGGCTCTTCTCCGACTTTCGAAACTTCGTGACCGTCACCCCGAGAATGTCGGCGAATCCCACGACGTAGTGACTCACCAGGGCGCGGGTACAGTTCAGTTCCCGGGCGATCTCCGCCTGGGACTTCTTCCCGTTGAGTTGATCGAGGCCCGCGGCAAAAGCCAGCGCGTGGACCATCACCGGCAGATTCTTCCCCTGAAGGAGGAACCCGATCACACGGCCGAACGCCTCCCGATGCTCCCCGGCGACCTTCTTGCACTCCTCCTGGTGCCATGCCAGCACCCGAAGCGCCTGCTGGGGCGTGATCCCGAGAAGATCGGCGAGGATCTCCTCCTCCCGATCGATCTCCGCGGCCAAATCGGGCTCATAAGCCCCCTCGAGGGAATCGCCGACCCACGCACGGAAAGCGCCGTCAGGTGAAGCCGAGAGACCGTGATTC